TCAGATAATACAGTAATGACGCCGCAGGAAGCTAAATTGAAAATATCAGAAATTCTGAATAATAAAAAACATCCTTACTGGAATAAAAATGACCCCGGGCATGAGTCTGCTCGAAAATATATGAGGGAACTTACTTTACTATCTATGCCGGGGGAGGGAAACAAACCTGCAGGTTTAGGATTATAGAGGTAGCCGTATGGTCTCTATTATTATACATCAGTCCGATAATGGGTAGCTGAATTTTTAACTATTACATTGAAAAGGAGTTTTTACACAAATGGCAATTACAATCGACAAAGCATTTATTGAGGAGTACAAGAATTTGGTTACCCACTTGGCTCAGCAAGGGGAAACCAAACTTCGCAGAACAGTAACTACTGTAAACACAAATGGGGAAGCATATAATTGGGACAGATTGGCAGCCACTTCTGCCCTCCAGAAAACAGGGAGAAGGCAGGATAGCTCCAGTTTTTATGTAGATGATACATGGAGTCGGAGAGTTTCAATTCCGAAAACATATATTCATATTATGACAGTCGAGCAGGAAGACAAAGTGCAGATGATTGTTGATCCTACTTCTGAATATGCCCGTAACCAAGCCATGGCGATGAATCGTTCTTGGGATGATTTGATCATAGCCGCCGCCACTGGAGACGCCCTTGACGGGGATGGAAATGCTGTTACTTTTCCTTCCGGTCAGGTAGTTGGGGACGGTTCGTCCGCAATCAGTTTTGACTTGGTAACTGCTGTACAGGAAAAATTCATGTCCAATGATATTGATCTTGATGTGCCCAAATTTTTCATCATCGGGCCAACTCAGGTTCGGAAGCTGATGCAGATTACTCAGCAGACTTCTGCGGATTATGTTCAGGCTCAGGCATTACAGAAATTGTATAATACTGGAATTGTGCCTAACTGGATGGGGTTTACATGGATTATGAGTAACCGCCTTCTTTCCCCCGCCGCTGGTCAGATTTCATGTTTGGCTTATTCTTCAGAAGCTATTGGACTGGCGATTAATCAGGATGTATTTACTCGTATCGGAGAAGACCCGAGCAAGGCCTATATGATACAGATTTTTGCCCAGTATACCGCCGGCGCAGTAAGAAAACATGATGAGCATATCGTTCATGTGAAATTGCTGGATTCCATCTAATCTATTAAGGTGTTCCACATGGAACACCTTAAAAACGTAAAGGAGAGTAATGTATGAAGTATGGTTTAAATCGTAACGAGCAGCTTCAGGTAGCAAAAGATTTGGCCGCAGGAGCTTCAGTAGCAGAAGTCGCCAAGAAATTCGATGTTCACCCCTCCATTGTTTCCGAGTTCACGGAGAAAAAACTGCTAAAAGCGGGAGTAATTACTTCTGCCCTTATGCCGGAAATAGATGAGGACGAGGACGAGGAAATATAAACCCATTAATGGTAGCTGAAACATGAATAAAACAGATATTTGTAACATGGCGGTAAGTTTTTTAGGCGGAAATTTACTAACAAATGTAGATGAGGACGCTTCTATAGAGGCAGAATTATGTAGGGCTAACTATGATATTAGTCGTCTATATTGTCTGGAAGAAAGAGATTGGACTTTTGCCTCGGCGATGAGAAAGTTAACATCTCTATCTGATGCCCCTGATTTTGGTTACTCTGCCCAATTTTTATTACCTTCAGATTGTTTGGTAGTTCGTTCTGTTTCAGCTACTGCTACTCTGTCTAATAATTTAGATTATCTGAAACAGCAGAAGTATTTATATACAAATTCTTCGACTGTTTATTTACGGTATACTCGAAATGAACAAGATTCAGAGTTATTTTCCTCTGGGTTTATTTTCGCACTTGCTTACAAGTTAGCGAGTTTGCTGGCTCTTCCATTAACAAGTAGTGCTGATATTCAAAAAGCTATGGAAGCATTAGCTATAAGGTATATGGACGAAAGCGGTGGGATAGATGGAATGCAGAGTAAAGTAACTCCGATGAAACGAGGAAGTTTAATAGGAGTTCGGTATAATTCTTATTAAGGTGTTCCACATGGAACCCCTTCTTTTATGGTAGTTTAATTATGAAATATAACTATATTCAACATGGTTTCACATCAGGGGAATTATCTCCACGTTTAGAGATGAGAGAAGATTTAGAAGGACGCCGTTATGGTGTATCTCTTATGGAGAATTTTTATCCTCGAATTCAAGGGTCTGCTTGTACTTTTCCGGGATTTAAATATTTAGGTAGTATACCTGAATCATATGGGCGTATATTCCCATTTTATATATCCGCAGATAATCGTCGTATCGTAGTTATTACCCCCAGTTATTTGTATATATATTCTTTATCGGGCGAACTTGAATATAGTGAATATCATGATGGGGCGTGGGACGAAGAGGAATTGAAAAATATGCAAGTAGCCTCTCCCTCCCAAGATTCTGTTATGTATATAGTTTCCCCTACTACGATTCCTTCGAAATTAGTATATAATAAAACTACTACAAATTGGAGTCTCAGTAATGTTTTTTTCACTAATATGCCTTCTGAATGGGGAATAGGGAATTACCCGTCCACTGTAGAATTTTATGCAGGAAGATTATATTATGCAAGTACACTTAACCAACCTACCCAGATATGGGGGTCAAAACCGGTAACTGGGGATAGTGATAAAGCAAACTATGATAATTTTACGATGGGGGATTTAGCAGATGATGCTGTCTCTTTTATAATTGCAAAAACTGGTAAAATTAGATGGTTGCAAGGTACCAAAGATTTTATCATAGGTACAGAAGAGGCGGAGTACCGAGTAACCAGTGAAGGCGGAGTTATAATCCCAGGGGATATACAGGTAAAAATCCAAACAACAAACGGATCGACCATTCATCAGTCATTAATAGTGGATAATGAAGTTTTATTTATCTCAAGTGATGGCCGAAAAATATACAGTATAAATTATGAATGGCAACAAGAGTCTTGGGTTGCTCGGAATATAACTTTTGGAGCGGAGCATTTAACTTCTAATGACCGATTTCTGCGTATAGTGAATGCTAAAAATCCTCTACACTTATTTTTTGCAGTAACAGAAAATAAAGATTTAATTGGAGCTTTGTACGATTCTAAGAGTAAAATAACAGGATTTTTTCGTAAAACAGTGGAGGGAACTTGTAATTTCATCGATATAGCTTCTGTATTAAATTATGGAACTTCTGAATTATGGGCGCTCGTTGATCGGGGGATAGGAACAGGGTTACGATTAGAAAAAATAAATTTTCAATATGATACTACTAAATTAGATAGTTATGAGACAATAACTTCTGCAACTGAGACAGATACGTTTACAGTTTCTTCTCTTAAAGGGGTAGAATGCCAAGTTTTAGTAGATGGAGTTCCACAAGATAAAGTAACCCCAGATGCAACAACAGGGGAGTTTACCACCAATGATAAAGGCACATACTGTCAAATAGGAATACCTATTACTTCAAGTATACTAACTATGCCTACGGCGGCGGATATCCCTTCTATTGGAACAGTTCGTCCATTACGGAAAAAATGGGTTTCATTATACGTTAGGATTAACGCATCGTATATGCCCCTTATTAATGGTAGCCGACCTCCAACTCGGCATTCCTCAACTGCCATGGGGCTTATGGAAGCTCCTCAGACCAAAAATGTTAAAGTCGCAAACTTAGGATGGGACGAGGAAGGCCGAGTTTTTATACAGCAAGATTTACCTTTACCTACGGAAATATTAGGATTATTCGGAGAGATAGTTCAAATATGAAAAAATTAACAGTTCGAGAATTTAAATTATCGGATTTAGATGACTTAGAAGATTACGTTGATTTAGACTATATATTACGATACAGTCTTATTCCACTCGCTGCCCGAGCTAAGTCTATATCTTTTTGTGAAAAGAAAAAAGTTATAGCAGTGATGGGAGCATGGGAAATGTTACCACATATTTCCGGGGTAGGATTAATAGTAACTCCCCGAATACAGAAATACCCTGTATTTTTTGTTAAAGAAATTAAAAAAGCTCTGACTATATTCAATGCTTATTATGATGTGTATAAAACATACATGATGGTGGATGAGCGTGAGCCGGAGTTACAAAGATGGGCAGAGTTTTTAAAATTTACAGAAGAATATCGTATGAAACGAATAGTAAATAAAAAGCACGATTATATCGGTTATAGTATAGATTGGAGTAGGATAGGAGGAAATTGATATGGGAACAGTAGCAATACCCGTATTAGAAGCTGTAGCAGTAGGATTAGGGATATTCCAAACAGTTAATAGTATACATACCGCAAAGAAAACGGAAAAAGCAGTAGCGGCCGCTGTAACTGCACAAACAAAATCTAATGTGGAACAGGAAAAACGTTTAGCGGCTGAACAAGCTCGGCAAGAGGCATTAGCAAGAGCGAAAGCAGCTGCTTCAGGGCTTTCAGGCTCATCTGTAGACTTGTATTTAAATGCCCTATCTAAAGTAAATGATGAAGAGATGGATTGGTTGAAACAAGTAGGAGCAACTAAAGTTGCTAAAATAAGCACTGAAGGGTCATTAGCCTATAATCAAGCTCTATCTAATGTGTTTGGTGCAGCTTCTAATACAGCCACAACTGCTATACGGTACTATGGTTAGTAATAAAAAGGTGTTCCATGTGGAACACCATAAAATACAGGTGAATTTTATACTATGCTGAAACTTCCATCAATACATTATAATCGCCCACAAGAATTATCTTATACTAATCCTTTTGTGGTAGCCCAATCCGGATCAAAAACGGCAGGGCAGTTAGCAAAAGTTTTAGTTAAAGGGGCGGAGTATTTCCAGAAAAGAGAAGCCCGAAAACAATGGCAAGATGCGACATTAGAAGCACATAAACAAGATGTTTCTTTTATTACTACCAAGGGGGTACAGGATTTTTATACTCCTCAAGACAGTAATGACCCCGACTTTATTAAATTAACCCAAGATATACATACACCCGATGGTAAAATCCCTGCTTATCGAGTTTATCCTGAATGGAGAAAAACAAAAAGACTTCAAACAGTACAAAAATTAGCTGATACTATTCAGGATGAAGAGTTAAAACGGAAATTTTTAATTGAGCAAACACAGAATATATACGCTGATTTCGCCCGAGATCAAATTCAAGCGGTAGAACAGCAGAAAACAGTAGATATAACTCACACTCTTATTGAAAAAGATAAAGCTCTTAGAGATAAAGATTATGGAGGAGCTAAATTAATAATACAAACTTCTAATTTACCGGAAAATGTCCAAGAAAAAGCTCTTAATGAGATAATGTATCAACAGCAGACTAATTATTTTCAGGAAGTTTTCCAAAATGGTAGTTTAACAGATAAGCAAGAAGCTCTTCAGCGGTTAAAAAATAATGACCCAGAATATACTTCACATATACCCGAAGCAACGCAAACAGCATACACTCGAACACTGAAAGGAGATATTAGGCGGGAGCAAACAGCTATAGAAGGAACGGTTAAAACACAATTACGATTGGTAAGGAAAGATGCGGAAATGATGGCTCAGGCGTTATGGAAGGGGGAAAAAGTAAATATCGCCGAACTACAAAATATGGTGAAAGAAATTTCATCTGTATATCCCGAGGAAGCCGCCGATATAAACAGAGCTATTAAATTTCATACTACAGTTAATAATTTTCAATTTGAGGATTTATCAACTCAACAACATATTTTGAATAAATTACAAGAACGTCCTGCAGATAAGTTAAAAGCGGATGATATATTCTTGTATAATAAATTAGTAGAAGCTCACGAGCAGTCTTTTAAACAATTAAGTAAAAATGCGGTAGAATATGCGGATAAAATAGGTTTTGTACATTTAACTCCCATCAGTTTTGACTCTCCGGGACAAGTATTTCAAGGGCTTAAACAGAGGAATAAAGACGCTGAACAAGTATATGATCAGTTTAATATTTTCAATGGCTGGTTAAAAGAAGACGAATACCCCCGAATGGTGGATACAATCCTGAATGCCTCTGATCCAATGAAATACTTTAAAGCGATTAATGAAGCTTTAGGAGATAGAGCCGTTTATTTCTATGATCGGCTACAGATAGCCGATAAAGGAAATGAGATGTTCATAGCAGGACAACTCCTTACTTATGGTAGTCAATATGAATTGACTGCTAAAAAAGTTTTACAGGGAGCTAAATTACGTCGAGAAGATAGCATTGTTCAGAAACGGATAAAAGAAGCTATGCCGGAGATACAGGCTAAAGTAGGTAAGTATTTCCCCTCTTTGTTTGGGGGAAATACGATTCAAGCGGATGCTATGAAAGAAGCGGTAATAGACTTATTTGCGGTTACTAATAACCTTGATTCTTCTTTTAAACAAATTATAGGCGAACCTATTCAATATAATGGTAGTTTTGTATTTCCCCCTGCTCCTGACGTAACTCCGCATCAGTTTAATTTACATATTCTTGATATTCCTTCCGAATACTGGAAAGAGCATCCTGCTTTTGGATTCCCAAAAACTCAGTTAAGAGGGGCGGTAATAAATGGGGAAGTAAAATTAGTTGGAGCAGGTAGAGGGAAATACTATTTACAACAGATGTTACCTGATGGAAGAATGGGTAGAGTTAAGAACCTTGATGGTACAGATTACGTTCTTGATTATTTTGACAGTGATATATGGAAATACATAAATAAAAAGAAACGGATAAAACGTGCCCTTAAAGCTCAATCCTTTAAATATGGAGTAAACCCCTATCGAAATGATAGTAAAGGAGCAGGAGAATTTAACAAGGAACTTGTTAAAAAATTAAAGGATCTTCAACTACCATAAATTAAGGTGTTCCATGTGGAACACCTTACTAAGGATATAAGTAATGCAGTTTAGACCTCCAGATGAGCATAATTACCCTGCATATGTGGATAAGTATTCCCAGAGAACCGGTTTTTGGGAAAACTATAATGCCGCTTTAGGTATTACTTTAACAGAAGATTTACCTATTGTATCACGGTTTATCCCCAGTTTTATCGAATCTGAGCAAACCAAGAAAATTTTGGATTATAATAAACAAGGAATCATATCAGACGAATTGTTAGATTACTATGACGGGGATATGGACGGTCTATTATATTATGCCCGCCATGAATTGGGGTTGACCGACCTCCTTACACCGGAAGAATATCAGAAAAAATACAAAGAGGAATATTCAATTTACCGTAATTACTCAAATGAAGTAATGTCTCATGCATCTTTATTAGGTAAATTCGGGTCTTTAGTAGGCTCTGCCCATGCTTACATGTTAGACCCATTATATGCAGTATCTGCTTTTACAGGATATGGAACCGCCGCAACAGCGTTACAGGCCGCTGTAAATGCTATGGTAGTAGAAGGGGCAATTTCTGCATTAGCTCAACCTTTTAAAATGCAATGGAAACATCGTATAGGAGCAGATTATTCGGCTACTGATGCCATAGTAGATACTCTTATAACCGCAGGTTCTGCGGGTATTATATCCGGTTTAGGAAAAGCGGTATCTAATATGTTCTCAAAAGGAGAACCTTTACGAGTAAAAGATGCTCGCCCCTTATTCGAGAAAGTTGCTAAAGATTATCCCGAAGAGATGAAGCCTCTCTTGATTACTTTAGATTCCGCTGACGAGAATGCTCCTTTGGATAAAGTACTAAAAGAGA